ACCTAATAACTATACCTACTTAACTACTTAGAGAGAGCTAGTAAAGAAATACTTGTAGAAGAGTTGACAAAGCCGAAGTTTTTTGGTATGGTGTTTATACCGACAATTAAATAGGAGAGTGATGAAAGATATTGAATACGAATATTGGTATGACGATAAAGGCAGAGTTGTAGGAAAAGTCCCATTAATCGACGTTGTTGGGCTAGACGAGGAAGAATAATGCTCAGTAAATTCTATCCTTATACCTTTCTTACAGCAGAAATGCTTGCTTTTGCTATGGCTCAAGAAGAAGATAAGAGAGTAGACCGAACTAGAAACAGTCAACACGACACAATTACTGGAATTTGCGGCGAATTAGTGTTTTTACAGTATTGGTTTGGAGATTGGCGTAATTATACGTCGATATTAGGTGGTATGGGTCAGATTGACCTCAATAGTATTATTGAAATCAAATCCAGTGCTACCCCTCTACAAGGTAAAGTAAGTTTGATGGCTAGATTAGATTATGTAGAGAAGAGAGAACCCGAAGTATATGTTCAAGTTATCTTTGATACTACTGATGGAGAAAAGAACACACTAGTAGAAGGTATGAGAGCTTATATTGTGGGTTGGACAACACACGATGAAGTCAAAGATGCCAAAGTAGAAAAGTATGGCTACGATGTTAAAGTCGTGCCAGTATCTGAGCTGAACCCAATCAAAGAGTTGAAATCTTATTTGGAAGACGATACAATAGAGTTCTGATGGATAAGAATAAAAGATTAAACAATGTAGCTAGAAAGTCTGACTTGACTGTTTACGAAGATATGAAAGTATTTATCTTAGCTCTAGAAGATGCTGGTGCTATCAAAGATAAAGACGATGTCTACTGGGTTATGATTAATTGCAGAAACCACAAACTAATAGATTGCTACTTTACGTGGCACTATGCCGGTCGTCCATATTTGAATGACCCGAGATTTGATGAGTTTTCTAATTTAGACTTTTCTTTCATTGGTGACGATGGAATTGATTTAGAACCAGCCGATTTGTAAAAAAGCACTTTCTGTGCTATAGTGATAAACGACAATAATATAGGAGAATAATTATGGATGACAACAATCCTTATGAACTAGAACAAGTTCAGACTAATCTAACTGACTTAGTGCAAGCCAAAGAACATTTGGAAAAAGCTAAGGACGATGGAGAGATAGGCATAACTTGGAACGAATGGATAGAGGTAGTTCAATATCTATCTACAAGATTTACCAAAGGTGAAGACGCACCATCTGAATGGAGCGATACTTACATCAGAGGTATGTTTCAAGACTTACAATATTTTTCATACAAAGCTGTTCAAGGTGCTGTCATTAAATTGCACAATGAGGGTAGAGCTTATGCTCCTAACTCATCACAGATTATTGGTATGATAAACAAACTAGGTTACAACCAAGTGACTACTTACCACACATACAATTTGTTAAAGAACAACAAGACACAGTGTAGTGGAGGTGGAGAACACGATTGGGTCGATAGTGGATGGGTCTTTGATGACATAGGCACACCAGTCTTCCACGAGTTTTGTCCAAAACGAGGTGGTCCTAACTTACCGGCTTGTTTAGCTGAGAGAGTTAAGTCAACTCCATCAGAATATAATTTAAGAATCAAACCCGAGCCTATGACACGGGAAAAGTTTATAGCAACAATGAAAACTATGAATCTAGCTCCTCAGTTACAGGATGAGATTTTAGAATTCAGAAATAGACTACAGACTGAAGATGAGCTTGCGACTAGAGGAGGTGCTAAGTGATTGACAACGAATTTTATAGAAGATGTCTTTTCGGAGACAATGAAGAAAAGATAAGTCATAACATCTTTGAGGTGACAAGTTTCTATCACGCTATGAGAGTTAAGAAATACATAGGTATCATTTCTCAATTAATGAAAGATGAGTTGTATCTATTACAAGAAGAAGATGAAATAATTCTAAACATAGACCCGTCAAAGAGTGACACTATTTTTGATGAGTCAAGTATGGGATTGTATACACACAGTATTATGTCTTTGACTGGTAGATTACCTATGCCTAAAAAATATGAAGATAGTGCATACGCAGGTAAAAGTTTATTTGATGCTCAAGTAGATTGTGTTTACAAAAAAGTAGATGCAAGTAAGTGGAAGAATGTTTTCAACCATACTTGGTGGGGTCAAGACGATGAACTCTATGCTATGCACACAGCACTTAAAAGTTGTATGAGTATCTTGATGCACAAGCTTATAGATAACGGCGACTTAGATGATACAGTATCAGTAAAAGATATGTGGGAAATTATAGATAGTGTTATTGAAGAGAACTCAAGAGGATTGCCACAAAGGAATCCGGAATTTGATGAGGGTAAAACTTCAGAGTTAGCTTTAGATGCTATTTCAAATTTTTATGGAGAAGAAAATTTTATAGAAAATGCAGTGCAACAAATTTGCAATGCTTATAATATAAATATTGAGCAGTAACCAAGTGGGAGGGACAGTCCATGCTGGGTGCGATACCCAGCTACTGCACTAGGGAAGAAGAAAGTAACTAAATATCTGTATGGATGTTTGATACTAAATGTAGTGATTAAGTAAAAGTTATAAGAGTCTTCCCTTATTTTTTTGCTCACAGAAAAATGTTATTTAAATAATGATAATTAAGTAAGTGTTAAAGTGAGCAAGATACGACGAGTATATGAGAGGGTATAATAATAAATGTCGGTAAAAGTTCCTTCGGGGATTTTTATTGCCGATACCCTCCCATCGTCGGCTCTCTTAGGAGAGCCGTATACAAAATGGAAAAAAAATTTTAAACATAATTTGACAAATAAAAACATCTATGCTATAGTGGTTATATAACCAACAAAACAAAAGGGGGTATTGTGAAAGAACCGAGAAATTTCGATTACGATATTATACAAATAACAAGAGGAGTAACTACTCATCCTTACTATGACGCAGAAGTCGTAGGGTATGGAGAGATAGAACTCGATACTTTTGGATACGCAAATGGAGAAGAAGTTTTCCATAAGTGGTCTACAAAGACCCAGCGTGCATATACCAAAACAAATACAAAGGATGCTAGAGTCTATTACGTTTTTAGACATCCACAATCCGAAGAGGAGGAATAATTATGGCGAATGCAAAATGCTCAGTGAGCTGGTGCAACGGTAAAGGTGTAACTCGTTACAGAGGAGACCGAGTAAATAAAAGTGGTCAGACTTTTCACAAGAGTGGTCACCGAGTTTATGCTCACCAATTCTACAAATCTTATTTTTGGATTTGTGCGAATCACAACAATGGTAACTTTGGTCCTTATCACGAGGATAAGAATTGGGATAAATGGAATAAGCAAAATTCTATTGCCCACGAAATTTACCGAAAGAACTGGGGTGATTACTAATGGATAAATATTTGTTCCTTGGGTTAGCTGAGCTAGCCCACGGAAGATTTCCTTATCAGTTGTTCTGTGAGATTGACGGTAAGAAATTAAACTTTAGTTTTAGATTCCAGTGGTTTAGACATTTGATGTGGACTTGGGCTGTAAGCTCTAAGAACATTCAAGCTGATGAACAAGGTATTGTCTACTCTAATAAAGTTTGGAGAGCTTGGAAGCTACAACATAATATTTTGTATCGTCTTCATTACAAGTATGACAGACCTTACGGAGTAGGTATCCACGCAAAGATACAAAAAAGATGGACTATGAATCTTAAGCACAAAAATAAAGTGAGCTACTTATGAAAAAATATATAGTTACATTCAAAGGGCATAAAAAAGTATTTGCTAATTCTTACGATGACGCAAAACGAAAAGTAGAAGGTGATTTAGAATTTATTCACCCGAACTTCAATATGAAGTTTGAATCAATAGGAAGATTCCAAGAGGAGGAAGAATGAGTGAAGATTATAAAAGAAGCTTAGGCAAGTTGTATGAGAAAGTTCAGATGATAAAGAACTTTTCTGATATGTTAACTGTTGGCTCAGCTATTAATACAGAGACTAGAAGAAGAGAAGTGGTTCTCGTTCTCAAACAAGAAGGTGGACCTGTCATTCCTTTAGCAACGCTTTTGACACACGAAGATATTGCATTAAGAGAATACGATGCAAAAGACTCAGCTATATTCGAAAGAGTATTTGACTTGTATGAAGTTGAAGATGATAGAAAAACTTTTGAAGAGTTTAATGATGGCTTCCATCCTAAAGATAGAAGTTATGAAGATATGTTGAAGTTTATAGATTCGACTAGAGAAGCTGTAGAAGACCTGTAAATAGTTAGGATTCCTACGACCCCTGTTTGTTTACGTGCGATTAATTTCGTATGAGTGGGAATCCTATAGTGTTTACAGTATGAATGAGGAAAGTAATAACAAGTAGAAAGGCATTGAAAAATGTTAACTAATAATAACAGTGATGTAAACGCTGAAGACTTGGTTGAAAGACCAAGATACGAATACCACGTAGATGGCTGTGCTGTTCGTAAATGTAAGTGGAAATCCCACGATACAAACAACGAAGGTGCGTTGGACCTAATCACTCAAGGTGGTTATGGTGATTTTATCGATTTATTCGACCAAAAACCAGCATACTTTAGGTTGTGTCACAAACATAGTCATCAATTTGCTCGTTGGTTGAACAACGATGCAGTCCTATTAACACACGATGGACACGCTCACAATGGGAGCGAACCCGGTTTTTGGCACGGTCATATTGGCTGGGACCAAAAAACTTGGACTTCGTATGTTACTGGATTCTTTTATCATTGGATTAAGCAAAGCTTTCGCTCTGCAGTATCTTTTGTTAAAGGTCATTTTAAATCACATAAGCAATGGACTAGAAAAGATATTAACGATTCAAGCACTCCAGTAGTGTTGTCATCGTTCTTTTTTAAGCTATTCTTTTTGACAAATGCTTATAAAGGTAAAGTCAATTTACTTAGACACCTTTACAACGCCAAAAAGATTAAATTAGCTAAGTCTATTTACCGTGATAGCACTAGTTTGTATTCTGAAATATGGACAAACTCTGTCACTGGCAAACTTTCTGAATCAGAAAGGGCACTCATAGTAGATTTAGGTAAAGCTTTTACTTCTTTAGAAGAAGAATAGTTGACGTAAATTTAATCAATAGGTATAATTAAGTGACTTATTAAATCCTCCTAGGGTAAAATAAGTCACCCTATTTAATTTAGTCTTAGACTAAATGTTGTTGTCGAAGTAGAACCCCGCATTAGTGGGGTTTTGCATTAGTATAATTAATTAAGATGAGTCGTGATTATTTAGAAACAATAGAAGACCCCGAAAGTAAAACCTTTACAATAGACTTTCCGCCCCTACACGAGGCTCAACAAACAGTAAAAGATGACGAAGCACGTTGGAAAATTCTCTGTGCCGGTCGTCGATTTGGTAAATCTCGATTAGGTGTGCAACTTTGTTTAGAGCAAGCACTTGATGGTGGTCGTGTTTGGTGGGTTGCTCCGACATTCGCAATAGCTAGAGTTGGTTGGCGTGATGTAGTAGCAGCAGCATCAGAATTTCCTAAAGATGCTGGAGTTAACATAAAACTCGGAGATATGGAAGTAACCTTTCCTAGTGGTGGTTCTATATCAGTTAAATCTGCAGATAACCCTCAACGTCTTCGTGGTGAAGGTTTGAACTATCTAGTTATGGACGAGGCAGCTTTCGTTAGAGAAGAAACTTGGACTGAAGTATTAAGACCTACACTTACAGAAAATAAAGGTCAAGCATTATTTATCTCTACTCCTATTGGTATGGACAATTGGTTTTATCATTTATGGGAAAAAGCAGAAAAAGCAGAAGACTGGGCTAGATTTCAATATCCAACAGTATCCAATCCAATCATTGACCCAGCAGAAGTTGAATCAGCAAGAGAAGACTTAGGAGAATTAGTTTTTGCTCAAGAGTATCTAGCAGAGTTTATTTCTGAGGGTGCTCAGATATTTCGTTCTTCTTGGTTTAATTATTTTAAACAAGGAGTCGGAACGATATGGGCTGATGGCAAAAAATATAAAGAAAGTGAATTACAACGATTTGCTACTGTCGACTTAGCTGTATCTACAAAAGAATCAGCTGACTATACAGTTATATCTGTTTTTGGATACCACTCAGAAGATGACAAGTTATTTATGCTAGATATGTTTAGAGATAGAGTTGAAGCCCCGGACATAGTTCCACAAATAGAAAGAATGGTTGGAATACATAATCTTGAATGGGTAGGAATTGAAAGAGCTGGTTATCAATTAGCTATAGTTCAGTTCGCAAGAAGACAAGGTATAAAAATAAAAGAACTTAGAGCTGATAAAGATAAGCGCTCACGAGCACTTCCTTTATCTGCTAAGATGGAAAGAGGATTGGTTTACTTTCCTAAAAATGCAGATTGGGTCAGCGAAGTGGAGCGAGAGCTACTCACTTTTCCAATTGGTGTTCACGATGATATCGTGGATACATTAGCTTATGCTACATTAGCTGGCAACAAGAAGAGGAAATGGCAAGCGTATTAAATGGCTGAAGAAAAAAGTTTTTATAGAAAAGCAGTAGATTATCTACAAGCTCCACCAAAAAGAATAGTTGCAGGAGCAAAGGGAAGTCCTTATGACCGCAATGATTCTATGCTTACAAGTAATTTTGGTTACAACACACAATCGGGACACTTCCCACAAAAACTAATAGACGATATGGGCGATGGTCTAGGCAACTCTGCCGTGACTGCTTGTCTCAATGTTTTAGCAACTTCTTTTGCTGAACCAACATTAAAGGTTTATAAAAAAGTAGAAGGTGGCAAAGAACTAGTTCCTTCACATCCAATGGAAGTCCTTTTAACAAGACCTAACGAGTTCCTTAGTGGACAAAGCTTAGCTCACTATATTGTTACTTCTTTATCTGCTCACGGAGATGCATTCCTTATGAAGAGCAGAAACAATAAAGGTGAAGTAGTTCAATTGATACCTTTGATGCCTTCTTATGTCAAAGTAAGAGGGAATGAAAGAGAATTAATTACTCACTACGAATATTACGCAGTGAAACAAACAAACTCCCTAACAAAAGATTTTATAGAATTACCAAGAGAGAATGTTGTCCACATTCGTCAAGGTATGGACCCGGATGACCATAGAAGAGGCTTTGCTCCAATACGAACAGTATTAAGAGAATTAGCCGGTGATGAAGCAGCAGGACAATTTGCTGTTGCCTTGTTACACAATATGGCTGTTCCCGGCGTTATCTTAAGTCCAAAAGATGACACTATGGGTGGTCCTTCTAGGGAAGAAGCCGAAGCAATAGCTCAAGCTTTTAAATCTAAGTTCTCGGGAGCCAACAGAGGCGCACCAATGATTATGACTGGTGCTATGGATGTAGACGTAGTCTCATTCACACCGGAACAAATGAACCTAACTGCATTGAGAAGACTGCCGGAAGAAAGAGTGTCCTCTGTTCTTGGAGTTCCGGCAATTCTCGCTGGACTCGGCGCTGGATTGGACGCAGCCACGTATAACAATACGAAAGAATTAAGAGAGTTCTTCACTGAACAAAAGATGATTCCATTATGGAATGCTGTTGCTTCAGAGTTCACTCATCAAATACTACATACTGAATTCGAAAAAAATGATTACTCAATGGTTTGTCAGTATGACTTAGAAGAAGTAAGAGCTTTAGCCTCAGATAAAAAAGAACAAGTTTTAACAATGAACTCCGGTGTTCAAGGTGGTTTTGTTACTATCTCAGAAGCAAGAAAGAGTTTAGGGTTAGAAGCAGACGAAAGTCACGAAGTTTTCTTAAGACCATTAAATATGGTGGCTGTTCCAGTGGGGGAGACTGGAGTTATGACTCAAATAAATGAGAGCCAGCAAAACCCTCCGGAACAACCATCTGAAGATGACGAGAAAGCTACACTCAATACAACTGGTTTCAAGCCACAAGTAAGAAGAAGTAAAAGAGTTATTGGTAAGAGACCTAAAAAAAAGAAAAATGTCACTGTTGACTTAACTATGGAGTTCAAAGGTTCTGAAGGTGATTATTCACTTATAGATGAGAAAGCAGCAATATCTGCTAAAGTTAAGAAAGTATTACAAAAAAAGGTAACAGACCACAATGCAAAAGACCCAAAATATAAAGCAAGTTATGGAATGTTGGCAGCTGTCTTCAGACGAGGTGTCGGTGCCTATAGAACTAACCCAGCTTCAGTGCGAGGTAATGTTTCTTCAGCAACCCAATGGGGCGTAGCTAGAGTTAACGCATTCCTTAAAGGATTGAAAGGTAAGTTCCCAAGAACTGCTTTTGACCAAGACTTACTCCCTAGTGGTCATCCTTTAAGTTCTAAAAAATCAGCAAAAGCAGAATCAGTAAAAATTGGTGACGCTGTTAGCTGGTCCATTAATAAAGACCCCGACCCACCATCAACCGTTCACGGTATTGTTACCTCTGTAAAAGAAGATGAGGCATCAATGATAGTTTGGGCAATTATGGAAGATGGTTCACACAAGAAGACTGATAGAAATGTCACTATGCCAATTTCTAAACTAAGAAAGATTAAAGATTGGCGTAATGAAGAAAAAGCAAAAGAAAAAATTACTGGTTTCCCTTCAGCTGAAGATAACCAAAAAATTAGCTTGAGCAACTCAAATTTTAAACAATTCCCCGACCACGCTTATGTCAAAAATCTTAAAGAGAATTACCCGAGCATATGGAAAAGAGCAGGAACCGGTGGAAACCCACCTACTTCCTTTACTGGAAATGATGCATATCGAAACTGGACGAAATATAAAGGTGGAGATAGAAGTGCGTCAGTATTATCTTGGGTAAAAAGACGAGAACGTTTTATGAGCCGACACTCCGGAAACACTAGACTAAATGGAATCATTGCCGTTATGAAATGGGGCGGTGTAACTAAGTCCGGTGTTAGCACTATGAAGAAAATCGTAAATGAACAGAAGAAGAAAGAAGATGACCGTCGTAAAAAAGCTATAGACCTTATAGCTGGAAACAACGACGATTTGACAAGTTAAAATAAAAGAGTATAAAAGGAGTTAATTTTTTATGGCTAGTGAAAAATTCACAAAGTCGGTGTCATTCAAAACCACTGATGATGAAAAAGGAAATGTTGAAGCAGTATTTTCTGTTTTTAACAACCTAGATAGTGACGGCGATGTAGTCGTTCCCGGAGCAATAAAATCCGGATTTAAAGATGACCAAGTTCCAATGGTATTCGCACACAAGTGGGACCAACCAATTGGTAAAGGTAAAATAGTTCAAGAAGACGACAAAGCAGTCTTCAAAGGTAAATTTTTTATGGGAACTGAGGCTGGTAAAGAAGCTTATAATCTTGCAAAAGAAATGGGTGACTTACAAGAATGGTCTTTCGGTTTCAGAATTAATGACTATGAAGTCGCAGAATTCAAAAAAGATGGGGAATCAGTAGGAGACGTTCGATACTTAAAAGATTTAGAAGTATACGAAGTATCACCAGTTCTTGTAGGAGCCAATAGGCAGACCTACACACTAGCCATTAAAACAGGTGAAGAGTCAGTATACGAATCTAGCTCCGATGAAAAAGCCGCAAATGATGAGGACATCTTTGATAACGAAGAAGATGCTAAGAAAAGAGCAGAGGAACTAGGATGTTCCGGAACTCATACTCATTCAGTAGATGGTAAAGAAGTCTATATGCCTTGTGCAACTCACGATGCATATGAAGATATGATTAAAGATGAAAAAGATTTGTCAGAAGATACAGAAGTTGTTGAAACAGAAGTATCTGAAGAGAAAAGTTCAGAAAATGATTCCAGCTTGCAAGGAGTTCGTTTTTCTGATGAGGTGAAAGATGTGCTTGCAGCATTGGATAGCCTTATTGTTAGAACTAAAGCAATTAGTGTTTTACGTTCTAAAGATGGAAGGGATATATCGGCTAAAGCTGAGTCAGCTCTTAGAGCTGTCCAAAGCGATTTAGATGATGCTTGGCAAGAGCTAGATGTAATTCTTGGTTCCGAAGAAGATACTCCGGAAGCTGAAATTGATACAGAAGCTGAAGTAGTTGAAGCAGAAGTTCCAGTAGCAGAAGAGTCAGAGGCAGTAGCCGAAGAGTCTGAAGTTGTTGAGACAGAAGTTGAGCCTACAGAAGATTCTGAGACAGTTGATGTTGAAGAAGAGGAAGATTCTGAACCCGAGGAAGATACTGCAGATGAGGAAGAAGAAATTGTTGAACTCGAAGAGGTTGACAGTGAATTCGAAGCTCTTTTTGCAGAAGCTCAAGCTACAATTGCAGAATCTATAATTGTTGAGCTTGAAGAAGACGAATAGTATAAGTATAAGTTATTTTGGAGAAAAATATAATGTCAGATTATAAAGAACAAATTTCCAAGAAGCGTGCTGAGTTAAAAGAAGTATTTGATAACCCAGTAGAAGACGGTAAGTATTCTGCTGAGCAAAAAAATGCTATCAATGGTTTAAACACCGAACTCGCTGATTTAGTTGATACAGCTAACTTAGAGAAAAGCAAAGCCAAGAATGAAAAAGCTATGGATACAGAAGTTTATGCTTCTGAAGAACCACAAGCTGGACCATCCAACATTGGTGAAGCTTTCGTTAAGTCTGCTGCTTATCAAAACTACAAGTCAGACGGAGTTAAAGGTGTAGACTCTACAGTAGGATTTAGCCCAATAGGCTATAAAACTACTTTAGGTGCTGGAACCACTAACTCTTTCGCTCCGGAAGTTTTAAGACAGCCGGGAATCTTAGAGGCAGCTCTTAGAGACCCCGATGCAGTCATTGGTCTTTTTGACCAAATCGAAACAGACCAAAATTCCTTTGCATATATGGAAGAAACAACCTTCACAAATGCCGCTGCTGAACAAGCTGAAGAAGCTACAACAGCAGAGGGAGCATTAGACTTCACAGAGCAAACTGCACCAATCCGTAAGGTTGGCGTATTCTTGCCTGTGACTGAAGAACTTCTTGCAGATGTAAGTGGAATTCAAGGTTATGTAAACTCAAGGCTTGCCACAATGATGAAATTGAGATTAGATTCTCAACTTCTCAGTGGTGACGGAACTGCACCAAACATCGAGGGTATCCTTGATGCTGGTAAATCAAACGTAGACACTATTGCCTACGGTTCCTACTCCGGTGAGCTAAAGCAATTAGGGGCTTTGTATCAAGCAATTACAAACATCAGAACTGGTGGATTTGTAGAGCCGGATGCAATAGTTATGCACCCTAATGACTGGTATCAAGTTGTTACCTCAATAAGCGATTTCGCAGGAACATCTTCAGCAGGTTATGCTGCTAAGAATCCTCTTTTCGTTGTTGGTGGTGGCTTCGGTGATGCACCTCAACCAAGAATTTGGGGTATCCCAGTCGTTCCATCAACAGCTATCGCTGAGAACACAGTTCTCGTTGGTAGATTCGGTGGTGGAGAAGCTGCTCACGTTGTTATGCGACAAGGTATTGACCTTGCTGTATCAGACTCACATAGTGACTTCTTCCTTAAAGGAAAATTAGCTATTAGAGCAACAATGAGAGTCGGTCTTGCTGTCTACAGACAGGAAGCATTCTCAAAGATTACTTCTTTCTAAGAGGTATTCTAAGAAATTTTTGGAGGGGTGGATTATTCTGCCCCTTCAAATCCAAAAAGAAGGAATAAAAGATTTAAATGGAATATATAAAAGTAGAAAAAGATATTTGGAAAATGGCAGATGGCTCATTATTCGAAGGTAACGTCAATGATGTTCCTAAAGGTAACCCATCTAATGTAGCTAAAGCCGGTAAAGAATATTCAATGGAATATTTAGAATCCCACGGTTGGGGTAAAAAAGAAAAAGCTCCTAAGAAAAAAGCTGCTAAAAAAGATAAAAAAGTCGAAAATAAAGCCGTTAAGCCCGAAGACACAGAAGACAAGTAGTCTTTAATGGCACTATCATCAGTTTCTGACGTTAAAAGTGTTATTGGCGTAGATATGTCTTCAGCTGACGAAACAGCTATAACAAACATTTTTATACCCGCAGTTGACGCAGCAATCAAAAATTACTTAGGCTATGAGCTTGAGTATACATCTTCTATTAGTGAAACCCTAGATGGGACCAATGAAGAAGAGTTTTATACAAAATCAGCACCGATAGTAGCAGTAACTTCTGTTACAGAAGATGCAGTTGCGTTAACTGAAGGTAACGATGAGCACTTTGTAGTTTACAAAGCAGAGGGTAGAGTTCGTAAAACAAATAACAAAAGATGGTCAACAATAAGACTTCAAAATGTGACTATCGTTTATTCTGCTGGATATTCAGATTCAGAAGTAACAGCAGAAGACATTCCTAAAGATTTAAAGTTTATTAGTGCTAAAGGTGCTGGCAAGATGTTTATTACAGCAGCAGCTTTATCAGCACAACAACCAACTGGTGAAGTTTCAACACATACTGCTGACACCTCTACAGATGCTAACTTTAACTTAGTTAGACAAGAATCACTAGGTGATTATTCAGCAACATACGAAAGTATTCCGAATTTATTAAATGAAGGAATCTTAAACGAGATGGATATGAGGGTATTATCAAAATATAAGAGGCAATACTTCACATCGGCATCCATTCTCGACTAGACTTAGTTTTATGGATATAGAAGTAAATAAAGCACAAAGAATAGCTTATCTTCGTGGAATAGACGATGCCCAATTTAAAGAAGCTGTTTTAGACCAAATGAACTCTTTAAGATTACAGAAAGTTAATCTTGTTGATGATATGGATGTTATTCTAAACGGGTATCTTTCAGTTTGTAAAAAGTTCCCGATTAAAGCTAAAAAAAAGAAATAATGGCTAGATACGATTACAAGTGTTCTAAATGTGAGCATTTGTTTGAGGTCCAGCATTCAATACACGACGAACCAAAGATTAAATGTGAAAAATGTAAAGCAATTTCTAATAGACAAATTAGCACTAGGGTTTATCTCTATGGAACTGTTGGCGTTGACTGGAATAGTAATCCTAATGGTGCTAGTAAGTCAATGAGAGACAAAGCCAGTAAAGCTGCTAAAAGAAAAGTTCAGTTTTAAGGATTAAAGTATCCAAGGATACCGTATCCACAACTACCACTTTCTATCTCAGATATTAAACAATCCTCCGGCATAATGGATTCATCGTGCTCATCTACTATTTCACCCTCATACCAAAATATAGAGTCTGTATAGTTAGCTCTATGTTGACAATCTGATGGTGGTGTAGACGAGTCTAAGTCTTCACAGTATATTTCTGTAAAATTATCCCAATACATTGTAGGCATAGCGTTCACATTGCTACCCCCACCTAAAATAACTATTCCAAGTAATAATCCAAACATTATTTTTCCTTTGTTGGGTCTTTGTGTCCACGAACACGTCCAGCTTGTTTTGGTGCGTGTAGGTAACATTTATCTGAAGGATTGTATTGACTTAAAGTAACTACGCAATCTTCTTTAACACAAAGTCTTCCTTTATTGAATATTCTACTTTGTCGACTTGCTTCATAGCGACTTCTTCCTGTAATATTAAATTGATTACCCATTATTCTTCCTCCTCAAACCATTCTGTGGGAAATCCTGTATTACGTTTCTCTTTTTCCCATCTTCTCATCTCTACAAAAGACATAGCTCTATCTATTAGATTATCTAAAAACTTATCTACTTTACTAAGCACCTTGCTCCTTTCTTAATTTATTAATATATCTAGCGTCACTTTTCCAACACCATTCGCTACTTGACCAGTCTTTCCATTGGGAACGACCATATATATCTTGTGATAGTAAATATCCAAACTGGATGTTGTAATATTCTGTATGTTGAACTTTTTTAAACTCAAAACCTACGGCTGATTTAGATGTAGGTCCAGTGTATGGTTTACCAAAACGCATAACTACCCATTCATCCCACATTGGTAGGTCATATTCTTCTGCAACCCAATTCCAAGTCCAAGACACAAATTGAAATAGTCCGGAGTCATTATTGCCCTCAGCAGTTCTTAATGCATCGGTATTTCCTCTAGATTCACACCAAATTACTTTTATTGCAGTGTTAAGTTGTATAGGGTCTTCAAAAGTTTGTATTAACAACTCTGAGTGCTCTCTTACATTACGGGTAACTATTGTGTCACAAAATTGGTAATTTTCTACGTAATCAGTGGTTATAAAGCCATTTTGGGGTAAAGCTGTCGCTAGGAAGATTAAACATTCTGCTATCATTTAGTCTCTTTCTTTGTCATACTATAAACATAGCACAACAAAGCAGAAATGTCAACTATCTATTTTTAATTTAATTGCTTTTGATAAAACATCGCTTTCACTGCTACCGGTAACTCCAGTAACGAATTCGTTTACAAACTCGCCATATTGGTTTTGCTTCTCCATAAATAGTTCAGCTTCCCAACAGTTTGCATACTTATTCCAAGCGATATATATCGTCTTATCTTGAACTTTCAATAACTTTTGTTGTTCATCAATAGCTATTAGTTCTGCATTGGTTGTGTCCATACAACCTCCTCTGTCCTAATCCCATTATACACTGTTTTTATCAGAATAACAAGAAAATAAACTTTTTCTATTGACAAATAATACAACCTCTAGTAAAGTGAGACTATGATAACAGATAATGACAAGACGACTTATCGACCTAGTTATGAGCAGATGGAGTGGTTATTCAAAAAATACCCACACAAAACTCTTAGAGAATGGGCATCCGAATGGGGCTTATCTCACGAGAGAGTGCGACAACTAAGGGAGCAACTAGACGTGCCACCTAGAGGTAGTTTCAATAGAGAAATTGCAGAAGAAATTATAGAGTATATACGCAGCGGGAAGGGAACTGTATCTACTGCAAGAACTTATGAAAAATATCCTAGTGTTGGTAAACGTAAATTTTTATCTTGGTGCAAAGAGCACTCAGATTTACAAGAAAAGTTAAATGATGCATTTGAGTATGTAGAGTTTCAAAAGAAACATCCTACACATAAAAAGTGTCAGATAACTGGAGAAGTATTACCTATCACAGAATTTTATAAAGATAGGAACTCACAAGACGGCTATGGTAGTCGTTCTAAAGAAGCAGTAAAAACTATGGTTAAAACGTATTACGATAAAAGACCACAGGTTACTGTTCCTACTGTAGAAACTAAGAACTGTGCATCTATACCGGAAATTGGTCCTTTACCAGCTTCTGAGTTTGGAGTTAGCACTAAAGCTACTACAGGACTGCAAACATATTGCAAAAAGTTTCAAAGTGAGTATCAGAAACTTAAAGGGCAAGACAACGCTTTTGATATAGCTAAGGGTAAAACCCTTGATTATTATCTAGAGCAGGGATATACTTTATCTAACACATAGTAAGGGTGTTCCATTATTTAGCTAAAGCTCCTCATCCGTGGGGAGCTTTTCTATTGGTATAATTACATTATGCCAATACTTTCAACAGCATTATTAAACGAGTCAATAGACATTCAATCACTATCCGGTAGTGGTGTAGACGATAGAGGAAACTCTTCTGCGACATTCAGCAACTCAGCTACAAGTGTTCAGTGCAAAGTAGTCAGAAAAGATAAAGGCTCTACTGAATTAGATGTAGAGGGCAGAGAAGAATTCAATCAAGAAATACAGTTTATAGTTCCCAAAGGCACCACAGTAACAAGACTAGATAGAGTCACTTATGATAGTGATTACTACAACATCAAAAATGTATACAAAGTAAGAGATAGATTTGGTGCAACAATGTTCAAAAAAATCATCGCTGAATCGGGTTACTAATGGCTAACAAGGCAGTATTAACAACATCTAAAAGAACTTTTAGAAAAGTTAAAGGTGGTTTCTCCGGTAAAACTCGTTATAAGAGTGTAAAAGAAGTTCAGAGCCTTGCTGACCTAAGAACATTCTTTTATGAATATTCACTATTCGTTGGTGACTATAACTCAATACCCGGAGTCCCAAGTTTTAATTTTATGAACTCTTCTCGTAGTGCTTTCTTGAAAGCAGGTCGTGTAGTCGGTGATGCTAGAGCTATTGGAAACACTGTAGATAAAATCTTTGGTAACGCAGGTAACGATGCTACTAAATTAGGAGAACGTTATTTCAGACGTATTGGTGGTCGTGTAACTGGTAAAGCTCTTATGGCTATTCCCGGAAACAATGTAGTAGCTCGTGCAACTAGGTCTGTTGTTGGTGCTAATATGCAAAAAGAATTTGATGGTCTCGTCAAAAAAATGACAGGTAAAAGTAAAGCACCTAAACCAACTGTTAAAGTTAGAGGACGTGTTAAGCACGATTTCTTAAACGGTAGAAAACCACAACAAATAGTTGAAGCTGCAGCAGAAGATATTGCTAGAAATACTTATGTTTATACACCAGTTAAAACAGGTGCATTAAGAGGTTCTATTAAAACTATTTACAAACCAATAAAAGTAAAAGGTGGATACTTAGAAAGAGCACAAGTAACTATTGGTGGAGGAACTGTAGATTATGCAGCAAGAGTCGAGTATGGCGCAGGCGAATTATTCGGTATTGGAACGCCAGCAGTTGTTTCTAAACTATTCCCAGCCCCAGCTAGTGTTTATACACTTAAGTCTGATAGCAACCCTAGAAAAGCTGTTACCGACCAAGGTAAAGGTGCTATGTTAAGAAGAGGTGCTGCTAGAACTAAAGAGAAGTTTAGAAGAGTTGGTATAAAAAGCAGACAAGAAAGCTGGGATGATGTTATCAGAAAGGCTAAACAAGTATAATGGCACAGAATTTACCGGACGCAGAAGTATTATTTAGAAGTTGGGCATCTTCTCATTCCTCTATTACAGATTTAGTTAGCACAAGAATAGCAACAAGATTGCCTAGTTCCGGAACACTTCCTTTCTTAGTTTTTCATCAATTAGGTGGAACACCTAGTGCTGATGAAGTCTTGATTTATGAAGCAACTATTATGTGTGATGCTTATGCAGGCAAATATGGTAGTGCTGGAACAAAGGGTCAACCCGACTATGCAGGCTCTTATAATTTAGCTAATCAAATTGTCAAAGAAAGTTTTGACCATCAACCTACAAAATATACTTCGGATGGTGGAGTTACTGGTCAGATATATGGGTTCTATAATCAAAGCGGACCGGGTCGTATCGATGAGCCCGAGCTAGGTTTAGCACGCTATAATATAGAAGTAGTAATGGTATATGGAGCGGTAACGTGAAAAATATAAAGTTAAATCCATTTATAAGAGATTTCGACTCGATAAGAGACGAAAAACTTGATGTCATAATAGGCAAAGAGTGGATTGAAGTTAAAGAACTTGATTGGAAAAGGCTTTCAGAAGCACAGACCAAACAGGGAGATAGTTTACTTCCAACCTTCATTGCTGAGGGTGATGGAATGGGTGAAGTAAAAAGTTTAGTTTCTGAAAAAGAAACTATCGATGAGGAATGGTTCGGCACTGACGAAGAAGTAGAAGAAGAAGAGTGACAAGCTCTTCCGTTAGTAATAGGTAGGTAATAAAAAAATGGCACAAAGTATTACAGAAGTAATCTTAGGAACAGGTAACTTGTTCGTGGCTAGTGAAAGTGACTTGAATGGAAGTAGCCCAAACGCTACATTCCCAACGAACCCAGCAGCTACACCAAGTGCATCTTATTGGGATAACATTGGTTATTCAGAAGGTGGCTTTTCTTTAGAATACGATAAAACTTTTGAAGACATTATGGTTGCAGAAGAGATTGACCCAATTAAGACAATCAAAACTGCACAAGAAGTGAGAATCACTGGTGAATTAGCACAGGCATCTTTAAGAAGCTTGAAGTTTGCTATGGCTGGTGGAACCACAACAGCTGATGCACCGTCTTCCGGATATACAACATTAGTTCCTCCAACAACTGACTCTTTTGAAGAGAAGTCATTGTTGTTAAGAGTTAATGCACCGGGACATGATGAAGCTGGAACATCCAAAACTAGAGACATTCACGTCCCTAGAGCCGTAAACATTGGAGCGTTCTCAATGGTTCACGCAAAGGCACCTCAGAAGGTAACAATCACTATCGAATATAAAGTGTTGAAACCAAACTCTGATGCACCATTTAGCGAAATATTTAAAGTTATAGACGAAGTCTAAAACCCAAGAGGAGGGTAAATGAGTTATAAAGATTTTGACTCGGCGGTAGAAGAAGCCGACAACGATAAGTTAACTTTCAAGGTAGCTGGAAAAGAATATAAAGTTCCTTCACAGCTACCAGCGAAAGTCATCTTAACACAGTTACGATTAGCTAACGATAGTGGTGAAGTCGGAACTAAGAACATTGGAGAGTGGTTAAAAGCTCTCTTAGGTGACGAGATATACGATGAGATTCTAAATGCTGGTATTACTTGGACCAAACTGGAAGAGTTACTTACTTGGCTACTAGAAGCATACGGTATCTTACCAAAAGAGGATGTTGAAGAATCCGAAGGGGGAGAAGAAGAAGCCCCAAAATAAACATCACTTATGATGATGTTTTACACAGATTTAGTTCTGTTGAGGCTGACTTCCAAAGATTCTACGGATTAGACCCGTTTTCTCTGACTTGGAGAAGGTTCGTTGTTTTATTATTCAGTCTCGTTTCTGAAGAGTCTGCTTTTTATGCTCCTTATATGAAAGAAATGTATGAGGAATACAAAGAAGAAATGAGCAACGAAAAAAATCAAACACCCAAAGTTCAAATTTCATTAGATGAAGCAATGAATGATTTAGGAGTAAATTAAAGTGGAAAAAGCAGGTTCGTTATTTTTCGAAACGGCTGTTGATGATGGAGCTGTAGACGGCGCGGATAAAGTTGCGGTTAAAGTTGGTTCTAGGTTAGCAAAAGCTTTTAGTGGTATAGGCGGTATGATAAATACTGCTACTGTAGCAATAATAGCCTCACTTGGTGTTGGTATGATTGCAGGAACAAGAGCTGCAATTGAATTCGAAGATGCATTCGCAATGGTTAAAAAGACTATGGCTGATGTTGACGACCCAAAAGTCTTTGAGAAAATAGCTGACGACCTACAAAGATTAGCAACACAAATTCCAGTTAGAGCTAGTGAATTAGCTGCATTGGGTTCTGTTGCAGGTCAGTTAGGTGTTGCCTCTGAAGATGTTTCTAAATTCGTTGAAGTCACTGGTAAATTAGGTGTCGCAACAAATATGACTGGTGAGCAAGCTGCTACATCTCTTGCTCGTTTCTTAAATGTTACAAACCAAACTACTGACGAAGTAGACAAATTCGCTGCTATTTTGGTTCAATTAGGTAACAACGTAGCTGCACAAGAGTCTGAGATTATATTATTAGCTCAGAACTTAGGTGCTGTTGCTTCGGTTGCTGGTTTAGGTGCTACGGAAGTTTTGGCTTTCTCAGCGGCTATGCGAGAAACTGGTCAGCAATCATCAGCTGGTGCAACTGCTCTCGGTAAATTCTTTATGGCACTTAAAGGTGCTGAACAAGGTGATGCTCAAGCATTATTTAAATTTGCTGAAGTAGCAGGAACATCGGTGACTGAGATGGCAGACCTTATTGAAGAGGACATAGGTAGAGCTGCAACTTTATTCTTAGATGGTTTGAATAGAATGAATGCACAAGGACAGTCAACTATAGCTGTTCTACAATCATTAGGTTTAAACCAAGCTAGAACATCTAGGGCTCTTCTTTCTTTAGCTAACAACTCGGAAGGTTTAGCAGAAGCTATAAGATTAGCTAATACAGAAGCTATAGAACAAAATGCTTTGAATGAAGAAGCTGCAACTAGGTTCGAAACCGTCTCTCAGAAAACAGCACAGTTCAAATCTATTATGAATGTTGCTGGTCAACAGATTGGTGAAATATTTTTGCCTTTCGTTTCTAAAGTTGTAGATGTCTTAATACAAATAGCTAAAGGTGTTGTTGGTGCTATAAGAGGATTTCAAGAGATGAGTAGTGCAATGAGAAAAGTAGCTACAATCGTCCTAGGTTCCGGAGTCGTCAAACTTATGAAATCTTTAGGTAGTGCAATAAGTGGGGCAGGAAAAGCAGGAGGTATGCTTTCAAAAATAGCTTCAAAATTAGCTGGTGGACTTAAATTTTTAATGGGACCTCTATTGACAATAATTGGGCTAATGAGAACCTTATTTAACTTAGGAGAAAAACAAGAAACTTTTGAAGGCTTTAACCAAGCCATAGTAAGTATTGGTGATACTCTTGAAGAAGTGCAATCACAAGGTGGAGATTTTGCAGAAAACTTTACTGAAGAAACTATGGATGCTTTAGTAGAGAAGTTTCCCGAAGAAATGAGACAAACACTTCGTGATTCTGTAAAAGACGGAATAATCACAGAACAAGCTGTAGAGTTTGCTGCTGGTATAGGTAGTGCTTTAAGTTCAGAAATAGATAGTGCTTTAAGAAATAGTGTTGGAGTAGGAGATATCTTCAACAAGTTTACATTCGACGATTTATCAGAAGCAGTTAGTTTAATGGAACAAGCTGGAGGAGAAGAAACTTTCGGTCCCCTTCTAACAATGGCAAAAGAACTAACAGGAGAGTTTGACCAACAAACAGGTGTCTTGAGTGAACAAGGTGAAATAATTAAAACAAACTTAACAGCAATGTTAGCTATCGCATCAACTTTTGATAAGATACTCACACCAACTGAAAAACTTGCTTTAGAGCTTGGAAATGTCTTAGAGGCAACAGGTGAAACAGATGAAAACATTGCAAGAATATTAGCTGACGAAGAATTGATGCTTAAAGTAGCTAAATCACTTACTGGTGAGTTTAAACAATTTGGACCGTTAATAGAAGCAATACCTTTTAAAGAGGTTGCTGACGGAATGATTACAGCACAAGAACAATTATCTAAGAATGCAGAAATTATGAGACAAGTTATCAATGATATATTTGAACCTACAGAAATGAAGTTTGCTGTTGAGATGGCAGAGTTTGATGTCTTAGATGCAATCAAAGAACAGAATGAGTTAAAACAAGAAGGCATAGACCTCAATCAAGAAGACGTTGAACTCGGTGAAGAGCTAGCGAGACTCAAAGCTTCAGAATTACTTTCTGAAGAAGAGATATTAGATATACAAGAAAAAACTGCAGAGATTGCAGAGTTACAAAACAAACATCGCACCGAAGGAGTTATGACTCTTGAGGAACAGAGAAAACAACAAGACTTAATTACTGAAGCCTTAGAAATAGAAGACAGAATACGTAGAGGTATGCTTCTTACTGCTAACGAGCAGTTACAAAAAGAAAAGCTAAAAAAAGATTTACGTAAAGTCGAATTAGCTGCATCACAAGGTTCATTAGAGTTTGCTGACTTAGAAGCAGAAGCTATTAGAGAAAAAATTAAAGAGATTGATAATTCTGCAGTATCTGCTGAAGATGCAGAGATACTTAGAGCTAAAGCTGCTGAAACTGGTGAAAAAGCTCAGTTACGTCGTAAGAATGAACTTAACAAGATTGAAAAACTTACAGGGGAAATTCAAAAAGCAAATGATGATGCTTTAATTCAAAGACAAAAAGATATTGAAGACATAGAAAAACGTCGTGTTGAAATAAACGAGAAATTATTAGAACTTCCTAGAAAGATGAAAGAAGCAAACTTTGAGGTTCTAAATTCACAACAAGAATTAGCAAACAAAAATCTAGACTTACTTTCCGGATTTAAAGAATTAGGAACAGTTGTAGAGTCAGAGGCAATGAGAATGGCTAAAGACTTAGGTCTTCCTTTCTCAACACTACAAGGAATGCAAAACATTATTAATACACTTAAGAATGATTCCGGTGCTTTTATAAACACAGCAGTAGGTAGAGCAGGTTTAGACAGTAATACTTTCGTAGAACCGGGACAAAGTGCACCATCTACAGTTCAGAGAGTTTTAGATGCTGGAGCAATGCATCAAGGTGGAATGATGAAAGCTGGTTCAAGAGCACTTGTCGGTGAGTTTGGTCCGGAAATAATCAAAACAATGCCGGGTGGTGGTGCAATGGTATCTAAGATTAAAGATTTTCAAATGTCACAAGGTGGGGGCAATATCGTCAATGTAAACGTAACTGGACTTCCAACTGACCCTATAGCTGCAAGAAGAATTGCACAAAACATACAAAGAGAACTTAACAAGTTAGCAAAAGATGGTAGGAGTGGCATTGTCAGATAGAATCTATACACACGCTAATTTTCACGTTCACAGAGCTACTCACGATAATGAATACGTAGAATGGGAAGAGGAAGAATAATAATGTTCGCAAAAATAAAAGATAATCTAGGTTTGATAGCAACTGCTATTGCTCTTATGGGAACAATAGGAACAGGTTTATCAACTGCTGGTGAAATAGTAAACACTCTTCAAGGCATAGATGAAAGAATGGTTGGAATAGAAATAGAGTTTGAACAACTCAAACAAGACACAATGGTATCAAATGATATTGCAGTTCTTTATGAAAAAATAATGTCACTAGAAGCACAAGCTATGCGTTATCAAGAACTTGACCAAACATTAGCTTCAATGTCTACAGAAATATATCAAATCAAAGAAGATTTAAGAGATAGTGGTTTCGATTTCTCTAACAAAAAATTACTAGAAGAGTGGGAATGGTCTGATGCACAAGCACAGATAATTAGAATAGATACTATTTTACAACAGGTTCAAAACCAACTTTGGACCTTAGATAGTTTGGAAACAAGGATAGCTTATTTAGAAGCTAATCTTCATGGGCATTAATAATGATTGATAATAAAGAAAAACATTATTTAAAAGCTTGTAAATCAGACTGGAATTGCGGCGAATACTTTTATGGACCTAAATACAGTATGTGCAAACAATGTAGAGACAAGGAGATGTGCTAATGGCTAATACTATAACAATAGGAAGAATGACCTTTACTTCACCAGCAAGTATCAGCTTTGCTTCAGTCCAAGATGGTTCAAGAAACTCTATGGATAGAACAGTAAGTATGAGTGGACGTTTCGTTGCAGACACAGTTGCTGCTGCTAAAACATTAAGAGATGAACTTGTATCAATGGGTAACTCAAACCTAATTATGCCTTTTACTTATGAAGGTGACGATACTTTCAAAGGGTATACCAAAATTAATGGTGTGACAATAGACAGTAGTAAGTTAGGAACAGGATTATTTACATATAGTTTCTCACTAGATATTAAAGGTAGAGTATCAGAAATGTTATTTGAATCTAATATGTCCGGGGCTTTATTGACAAACTCACACAGTATTACTTCTACAACCTATGCACCTTGGCACGCTTTACCAGTTAATGCTTACAACTACTCCCACGATTCAGCACCAGTAGACGGTATCAGAGCTACAGAAAATGGAAACGTCGCTTTCTTTTATGACACAGACCTAAGAAGTAGTGCAGCGCAGTGGCTCGTAGAACCAGTAGATTATTATAAAGGCGCATCAAAAATTATTGTAAACAACACAACAATGTCCGGGTATCAAGCTCCGAATGCACCTACAGCAGTGACACTTACTAATGGTATAATTAAATTAACATCGGGTTCAACTTCAGACGAAACACGATTCACACTAAGTTTTTATGATAATGGTTCATATGTTAGTAGTAGAGAAATATCAATTAACTATGGAGCATCCAAAACTGAATGGAAGCTATGGAAAACAGTTCAGATTCTGAGGAACGAACCTCACGAATGTGTAGTGCGTTTTGCTACCTATTCAGACGATAATGGAGATGGGCGACTCACTGTAGATGTGTCATTGAAGAGAGGAGCCCATCACGTTAGCATTGTTTCCAGTATGGGACCAACTGCTGATAGAGCTGCTAGCTCACGCATTAATTTACAAGTAACGGAAGACGGAGGAACATTTTCAGATAGCACTGGATATATGATAGAGGGTTCAGCTGATGCTGCAGGACAAAAATTTATGATTGGAAGTCCCCAAGGCTATACAGCAGTGACGGGAGATAAATTAATTCATCTATCTACAAGTCAATTCAAGACTTTTGTGGGATATGAATACAATGCTACCAGTCCAGCTACAATAGATGCAGCAGACGCAGTAAGAGACCAATATCTACAAAGTTTATATGAGAATGTTCGATTAGTAAGGGCTTAGTATGGCAGTAACAACACGATTGATGTCGCCGGGTAACTATAGCGTTAACTTCTCACAAGAATTCACACCAACAGAAATAATTGAAGCCATTAAAGAATGGGGTCATATTGTTCTTACACCTCAACAAGTCGACGTCACAACCTTAGCTGATTCTGATATATTATCTTCAGCAACATACACAGGTATTGTTTTAAACAGAACTCTTGAAGATGGAACTGTAACAGTTAGTGGTCAAGGTCTTGAACTCTATATGGGTGACGGTGCTGCTAAAGGTATGGTCATTGCCGAATCAAACAATATAGGTAAAGTTCGTGTTTATACAGGAACAACACTTGCAGAAACTTTATTTAACTCTACTGCACAAACTAATAAACCATTAGGACTAATGCTTGATGAAGCTGGTAACACACAAGCTATAACACAAGGAACGATAAATAACCCAGCATCAACTTATACTGGTCAGCATTTCGTAGAGACTGCTTTATCAGCTTTAAAGTTTGTATCAGAAACACTTGATGTAGAATACAGAGTTAATCCACAAGGAACCTTAGATGCAGGTCCAGCAGCAAACTTATTCAACGGTGTAGGAACTAGTGAGCCAAATACTATAGTTGTTAAATCTGCTTATGGTGAAGACCCAGCATTAGAGGGTATAGTTCCACAGGGATTGAGAACAGAGTTTGATGCGACTGACTGGGTATCAAGAGTAGACTTTACTGGTGAAGTAGGTTTTTTTGACACAGCTACTGATGTGGCTGGTGAAGCAAATCTATCTTCAAACCCATACAAAGACTTACACGGAAATGCTCTTAAAAGAGTTGGGTTAGTTCAAGAACCGGATATTCCAGCAGCTAGTTTGAATGACAGAGCTTCAACTATGCTCAATGAATTATCAAGAGTAAAGAAAGTTCTTAACTTAGATTTAACACAATATGAAGTAAATGGTGACTTATCAGCTGGAGACTTTATTTATGCGTTTGACCCGGATATAGGTTTCGTAGATAGCAGTGCAGATGCAACAGCAGAATCAAGAGATTTATATGAAGTAACATTCCGTGGTGAAGTCATCAATCCAGTCAAGGTTCGTGTAATAGGTTTAACATTCCCAGTTATTGACGGAATGGGTGTTTACTTTAGAGATAAAGATGGCAACTATACAGACCTATCTGAATATGTTCAATATGAAAATGGTTCTGCACAAGTAGAACTTGGTGATGTCATAAGAACTATTGGAGATGACTTAAGATTCTCTGAGTATTCTTTATCAAGAGAAACAGCAGGTGCATTCTCTATACCGGACTTACCAGCAACACCAACATTACAAGCAGGAACTTATTTAAATGCTACTGGAGACTCAGCAGGTTTCCTTAGAGCTGTTGTAGCTAAGCCTACAAATATTGATGGCTCACAGATAACAGATGGTTCTCATTATAGAATAAGATACAAAAAGATTACTGATACTCAATACTCATATGCAAACTTCCCTTATACAGGAGTAAGTTCTGAGAGTTTATTGATACAAGACTTAACTGTAGGTTCTACTTACGATGTAGGTGTAGCTGTAGTTGATAAATCGGGTTTCAAAAAGATGTCTGCTTATGATGGAACCGGAGAAGATTTATATACAAACTCTTCTAGCGTTAATGCTAACTATGCAACAAATGCAAGAGTTGAAATAGAAAAAGATGGTCAAGCACCATCAAAACCAAAAGCAGCAACTATTGCAGCAGGACCATTAAGAGTTCAAGTTACACATTACTTAGGTAAAGATGGAACAGATGGTGGAGGAAATCCTTATGGGAACTTTACTCTAGAAGGTGATGTTGACCACTTAGATGTATATGCAGTAACACAAAGTGGTAACTCAGCAAACTTTACAGTTGCTACATCAAATAAGATTGGTGAAGTAAGGGTTACTTCCGGTAACTTGTTACAACAAATACCAGTCATTGCAACTATAGAACTTGAAGACTCAGAAGATTATTATTTTAGAATTATTGCTGTAGATAAATCCGGTAACTCTTCAGACCCATCAGATGGACAAACTGCAACAGCTAACTTAATTGCAGAAGCTAATATTGCCGATGCAACTATAACTACAGCAAAAATAGGCGATGCACAAATAACAACAGCTAAAATTGGTGATGCTCAAATTACCACAGCTAAAGTAAATGACTTATCAGCAGATAAACTAACTTCCGGAACAATAACTGGTGGAGAGATAACTGTTGGTGGTATATCTAATACAACTGGATTTATAAAATCTTATAACTTTTCTAGTGGTTCTGCCGGATGGGCAATCAATTCAGATGGTAGTGCAGAGTTCGCAAATGCAATTGTAAGAGGAACATTAAATGCTAGTGATATAACAGCAGGAACTTTAGACGCTTCCTCTATAACAGTATCAAACTTAAATGCTTCTAATATAAGCACAGGAACTCTAAATGTAGATAGACTTCCTAGTATTACAACTTCTCAAATAAACTTTGATGCAGGAGATATTGGTGGTGCAGAATCTGCAACTATTCTTGCGACAATAAATGCATCCTCAGAAGGATTATCAATAAATGCAGATAGATTAGATTTAAGTGGAACATTATCAGTAGGAGATGCTTTAGACGTAGGTGGTTCTGATGCTTCTAGTTTTCACGTTGATGTAGACGGAAATATGTGGTTAGGAGCTGGAACTTATGCAGCTGCTCCATTTAAAGTTTCCAATGCTGGTGCTCTAGCGGCTAGTTCATTTTCTTTGACTGGTGGTAGTGCAACTAACCTAGCTTTAGAATTAGGAACAGATAGCGGTTCGGGTGCTCCGACTGCAGCATCTAGCACAGTTCTAAAAATAGGAACCTCAACTTTATTTGAAAGAAGTAATAAATTATTTTCTTCTAAACCTTTTGTAGTATTCCCCGATGGAGATGAAGATAATCCTTCTCTCACAATTTCCGGTG